CCGTGCCAGGCATCAATTATTTTATATTTATGGCCAAACATTAAAAAACACATATTATCTTCTTGCTAATGGTTGAGCATCGTCTTTAATTAATTGCTTGAATCTTGTTAACATTTGTTTTGCCCTGCTTTCAGGAGTTAACCTACTGGCGAGCTTGTAGGCTTCCTTTCCATATTTCTTTCTTAATTTCTTATCTTTAATCAATTTGATTATGGCTTCTTTTAAGTCTTCTGGATGGCAAAGACCATAGCGAGAACCATCTAAGTTGTAGGTATAGGCCCTTGGCTTTACCAGTTCTCCCCTGCCCTTAACAATCTCGTGTACTGCAGAATGATCCACACCAATCGAAGGAATCTCAGATATGCCTGCTTCAATAAATGGTAGTCCGAATCCTTCTCCCCAGCTAGGAAGAATGTTTATGTCGGCAAGATTATACTGCACATTAAGAGTCTTATCGTCTATTGGCCCCTTGTCTTGATTGCGTGGCAATAGGACATATTCGACTATATCTAATTCATGTACGAATCTTTCTAAATCGTAACCATCGAGTCCGCCTGAATCTGTTTTTGCTCTTTTAATTCCCGAAGGCAAAATAAGGCAAGTATTGGGAATTTCTTTGATAACTTCTTTTAAGGCATCTAGCAATACGGGAACATTTTTTCTTTGCTGTCCCCTAGCGTTGCAGATCAGAATATTAAAACCTTCTAGTTGAACTTCTTTTCTTAACTCCTTTTTATTTAACTTGTGAAAGATTTTCGGGTCAACAGAAGGATAAACGACTTCTCCCAATAATCCTGGTTGTTGTAATTTTACTTCAATAGCGGCGTGGTGAGATTGAAAGAAACAATAATGCATCCATCTTAAAGACTCTCTTGAATAAAAATCTAAAGGATCACAATCTAGTGTTCCCCAATGAATCCACTTAAATTTACCTGGATGGGCTAGGGTAAAAGATATTTTGGGAAGAATCCAAAAGTCTTGGACTGTTAAAACAATATCAGGGTTAAAATCGTCTAAGGCATAGTGTAGGACTTCTTGGGCGTAATGGTTTTTAACTTCAGGGGTCTTGGTGTGGTAAACAACCATGTCCTTATCTATCGGATAGCCATTATAGCCTAAAGCTACCTGTCTTACTTCATTGTTCTTTTGAAGAAAAGGCAGAATATCCTTTATTTCTCGAGCGTAGCCCGATCTGAATTTGTAATAATCTCCGTATATTAATATTTTCATTTTATTATAAGCCCCCAGATTTCAGCCCTATGAAACCATAAATATAAAAGACCTAATAATCCTAAGATTTCAATTAAGCAACCCATACATCCTACACTACAACCGCTGTTATCTTCTTCACTCATTTTTAATTTCCCAATTCTTTTTAAATAATTCTAGATATTCTTTTTCTGCATTTTCACAAAACTCATGTCTCCAAACATAATTACTAGCGTCTTTTCGATAAGGCAAACAAATTTCAAGTCTTTTTAAATAGGCTTCTTCTCTATTTTGCATATTTTTAGATGCAAATATTAAAAATAAAGGCGCAATTACTATTCCAATGCTAATTCCAATAACTAATGCACAAATTATACATTTATTTTTTATACAAGGTTCTTTTACTTTCATAAAGGTTTAAATTTATCTAATGGTACCGAATACTTTAATGATTTTCCGCTAAACATAATATTGTTGCATTTGACTATTTCTATTACTTTATTTCCGACAGGGGTTCCGTTTGATTCGACCCGATATTTAACAGACTTTTTTTCTTCATTTAGAATCTCTTCTATGATTTTTCCCGTGTATAACTTTTTACCCCCTACAAACCTAAATTGAATTCGATCTCCAAGTTTTGGCCTAGTGAGTTTAAACCATAATTTATTTAACTCCTTTAAACGATTGACTTTGTCGGTCATTTTCTTTTAATCTCTTTTCTTTTTTCAACTGTTTTCTTAATTGCTTTTTTTCTTTTTTAGATAGTCTTCGATATTTAATACAAATCTTTTCTTCGACTCCTTTTTCAACGCATTCTTGACACCAATAGTCTTGTCCTTCTGCGGTTATTACCTTCACTTGCGCAGATTGTCTTCCTTTTTCACCCATTCTTCTTAAACAATGTGGACACTGTCCGGGATGAACTGGAATTATATTCCCCTTTGCTTTTTCAAAACCTAAAGTTCTTGTCTGATTTCCCGCTATTGATAATTTTTGGAATCCGTTTGTCATATTTCTCCAACGACTATATCCCAGGTATAGGGAAGTCGAGAACTAAAATTTTTGTCAACCATTTCTGGTCTTTTAATAATTTGGTGGACAATTCCTAATTTAACGGCTTCTTCGGCTGAAAACCATTTGTCCTTTTCGCTTTTAAATAACTCTATCCAATATTCAGGGGTTGTTCTTCCACCTGTTTGATAGGAAAAGAATTTTGCTAATTTTTCCTGAAGGTGCTTAATGTGATTTACCCGATCTTCTATGTTGGGAACTTTGCCCCCTGGTCCAAAACTTATTGCGTGCATCATCAGGTTTGTATAGTCATGGCAAATTCTATGTTTGCCGCCCATGAATAAAATAAATCCGCCCGAAGTCGCTTCTGCTAAAGCAATAGTTCTTATTAACGGCTTTGCAGTTCCCATCAGGTCTGTAGCAACTGATGATTCGTAAAAATTACCACCACGAGAATTAATAACAACTGTTATGTCAATTTGCCGAGATTCTTCCTGAAGTTTTATAAGGTGGACATAGAGTTTTTCAACCAAGGAGTCATCTATTGGTCCATTGATCCAAATTTCCCTTTTCTTTAATCTTTCTTTAAAGACATCAAGCCCAAAGGCTTCTTTTAATTTTATGCCAGGATTAGGCATTAGCGGTGTTGGGGTCATTTTTATCTTCTTCCTTTATTAATTTTCTTATATTGTCGGCAATTTTCTTTGAATTCTCTTGCAATTCTTTTACTTGCTTATCTTGCTTGGTGATTGCAAGGCCCATTATTTTCTGATTATTAATAATCATCAGCATTATATTGGCAACCTGATTAAAGTTTTTTTGAGCGCAGGCATTGTGTTGTCTAACAGGAAGTGGAGCATTTGGATCGCCACTTTTCGGTGCTGGCAAATTTATATTTAGCAAAGGTTTTTGTTCTACTTTTTCTCCTGTTGGTTTGCCATCAGCTCCTAAAATTGGATTAGTTGGCGGTGGTTGGGTTTGTTTGATTGTCATTTTTTAGAACATAAAGTTCTTTTGTAATCTCGGGATTTTTTAAAGCTGATCCCGCAAGTTTTATATTTCGATCTGTTCCCCAAGTGACCTTGTAAGGCTCAATCCAGCGATCTTGTGGGATTGGCGGTGGTATTCGTACTGGTGAAACATCTGTATCTGGTGGCCAGGGCAAGATTGGAACTTTTTCCTTTCTGAGCTTTTCTAATTCTTTTAAGATATCACTCTTATCTATTTGCTGTTGAGTGAAAGCACCCCTTTTTAATCTTTTAAGACATTTCTTGCAAAGATAAGCGACTTCTTCTTTATCGGTTAGGGCGACTGCCTTTTTAAAAGAAATCTCCTTTTCGCAACCGATACACTTAACTTTTCTATTCAGTCCAATTCCCAGTTTCTTAGCTATCTTTTCTAACTCCTTAGCTCTATCTACTGACATTGATTAATACCCCTTTTTAATAGACCGAAATCAAATGCTTTTTTATCAAAACTGTCCCCATCTGAATCGACTTCTGGTTTAAATGCTATTGATATAAATGTTTTTATTTTTTTGGATAGATCGGATTTCTTCCTGGCCATTTTTTCTTTCCCTTTACGCACTTGGTACACATGTAGACATCTATTCTTTTCATTACAGGTGGTATTCTTACAACCTGTTTTGTTACCTTGTGCTTTACCAGTCTTCCTGGCTTAACCATTATTAATCTAATTTGATGCAATCCCGTTTGTGTCAAGCAACCGCAGACACAGCATTTAACATAAGGCAGGGCTACTTGCTCCGTCTCATTTATTTGTTTCTTTTTTGGGACTATTATCTTTGTCATCTGTGATAATTGGCTGTCCAGGTTTTACCCCTTTTCCAAATGGAGTAGTAACTGGCTTATCAGCAATCCTATCCAAAATCCAAACTAGGGTGTAAACACGATCTCCAACAGCATAGGAATTTCTACCATTGAGCATCCTATTTGTATTATCAACAGTCTTTAAAAAAGTACTCAATTTCTTATCGTACTCTTTTAACTGCTTTTCATTTGGGGAAGGTGGTGAGATGAAGGATCTCACTTTCATATGGGCCAAAATAGTTCTTTGTGGCCGTTGGCCTGGTACGGCACTTTGTGGTGCTCCATTTGTCATAAAAAAACTCCTTACTTAACCTGACGCTTAAACTAATAATATTATAACTCAGAACAAGAAATTTATCAACGGTTAGCCTTCATCGTGAGATTGGTCATCTTGTCCTGGATCTTCTTCCCCTTTTCCGCGGCCAGGTTTAATATTCGCGGAATCTTGAGAAGAATCATCTGGTTCTCTTCCAATCGCATCTTCAATAGGAATCATAGCATCATTTTTCGAACTTAGCAGGAAGTACTTATTTGCCCATTTTTCATCAATTGGCATTTGACCCATGGCAACCCTAGTTTCATTGAAGCTATATAATCCCTTGGTCCAGGCCATCATAAAGTCTCGTCTTGACGCTTCTGATTCTTCTAGTCCTGCCGATTTAAAGTCTAATCTCCATCCTTCAATTTTAAAACTATCTTGAATTATCTCTTTAGTTATCTTTTGTGAGATCAATTTTCTAATCGGGAAAATATTTGATAGATAGTAGGATCTTCGAGCTTCAGAAGCCGTAGCACGATTTGTGCCTTCTGGAAAACCGATTAATAACAGGGGAACACCATATTGACCCGAAACAAGCCTGATACCATATTTAAAAAGCTCTAGATAGGCCATTTCTGAAGGCTTAATACCTAAAGGATCAGCTTTCGCACCTTTAAACGAAACAAGTGTTTTGCCTGCATTATGTGACCCCATGTAGTTCTTTTCGAAATAAGCTGAAACAGCGTCGGCATCAGCTTCGGTAGAATCTTCTGGAAGAATTAATTGAAGTGGTGGTCTACCCCCATTTTTAAGAATGTTTATATTGTAAGTAAGAGCACTAAGCAAAAGTTGATTACCTGCCATGTTATCTTCTAAAACTGCTCGGCCATACAAGCCTGCCTTTCTATGTGGTCGTCTTGTGTGAAATACTTCGTCTAGTTTATAAATTACTGGTTTATTTTGACTTGTTTTTCTTTTGTATCCTGTTTTTTCAAAAACTCCCTTTTTCTTTTTTGCCGCATCAATCAGGATAGTCATTCTTGTAGGATCAAGATTATAAAGGGCGGCAACTTCCATTGTTTTTACTCGCCCACTTCCTTTTGTGGGAACCTTTTCAAGATAGCAATTTCCGTAAGCAAGATAGTTTTCAATACAAACTCCCAAAAGAGTTTCGATTGTATCGTCAGGATTAGGAGCGTCAAAGAATTTAATCAGTTTCTTTAAATCGCTTTTCTTCCCCTTTTTCCCCAAAATTGGTGGT